CCAGCAGAAGATTTAGTTGTTCCATATTCTGCGTCAGATTTAATGACGGCTGAGAGGGTTACACATGTAGTTAAAATGTCTTATAATGATATTCGTAAACTACAAGTAGCAGGAGTATATAGAGATGTGGAGTTATCTACTACAGATTCTGGAGAGGATGAAGGCAGTATCCAAGAAACTTCTAATGAGTTGCAAGGACTACACCCAAACTATTCTGATGATGTGTACACTTTATTGGAAGTCCATGTTGACCTCGACTTGGAGGGTTTTGAGGATCCGAATGGCATTATGTTGCCGTACATTGTCACGATCGATGAAAATTCGAACCAAGTTTTGTCGGTGGTTAGGAACTTTAGGGAACAAGATCCGTTAAGACGTAAGAGACAATACTTCGTACATTTTAAGTTTTTACCAGGTTTTGGATTTTATGGGTTCGGGTTACTACACACAATCGGTGGATTGTCTCGTGCAGCCACCTCAATATTAAGGCAGTTAATAGATGCAGGTACTTTATCAAATCTTCCAGCAGGTTTCAAAGCGAGGGGTGTTCGTATTCGTAATGATGACGAGCCTCTTAATCCTGGTGAGTTCAGAGACATCGATGTCCCAGGTGGGGATCTCAAAAATTCAATCATCCCATTGCCATACAAGGAGCCATCAGCCACACTAGCACAGTTATTAGGTGTTGTTGTTGATTCTGGCAGACGTTTCGCTCAAGTTGCAGATGCAAAAATCAGTGATGTAAACTCACAAGCACCAGTGGGAACAACTGTTGCGTTGATTGAACAAGGTTCAAAGATTATTTCAAGCATACATAAGCGTTTACATTATGGACAAAAACAAGAATTTAGAATGTTAGCAGAGATTTTTGCAGAAAATCCAGTTCCATATCCTTATTTTGTAGGTAATGTAGCACCACAAATCATGGCACAAGACTTTGATGGTCGTGTTGATATACTTCCAGTCAGTGATCCTAACATTTTTTCTATGGCACAACGCTTATCTTTAGCACAAACGCAGTTACAATTAGCTCAAGCCGCTCCACAAATGCACAATCAGTACGAAGCGTACCGAAGAATGTACGATGCACTTGATGTTAAGAACATAGATGGCATATTACCACCTCCACAGCCACCTGCACCAGCAGATCCAGCGACAGAAAATGCTAATTCTATCAAAGGAATGCCTTTACAAGCGTTCCCACAACAAGATCATGAGGCACATTTGATGGCACATGCTACATTTTTGTCTAATTTAGCGTCTCAAGCCAATCCTCAAGGCTACGCATTACTACAAGCTCATGTTCAAGAGCATATTGGTATGTTAGCAAGAGATCAAGTAACCAAATTTTTCCAAACAATGATGGAAGAAGCTCAACAAAGAGGTGAACCATTGCCACAAATAGCTCCAGAAGCTATTGAAGCTGCAATATCACAACAAATTGGCGAAATATTGAAAGAAGTTATGCCAGTAATAGAGCCTGCACAGAAACCAGACCCACTTGTAGCGATTAGAGAGAAAGAATTAGAGAATGATACGGCTGAAATACAAAGAAAGTCTATAAATGACATGATGAGTTTCCAAATTGATCAAGCAAAACTAAAGCAGGCGTTTGACATAGCACAACAGAGGACAAAAACTCAAGAACAAATAGCAGATGACCGTAATGACGTTAATATTTACCGTATAAACACTCAAGCTGCGAGTAGAAAGTAATATATGTTAGATCCTGCCTCAATTGGCATAGCCATTACAGCCGCTAATACGGCATTTTCGGCAATCAAACGCGGTTTTGCCGCAGGTCGAGAAATTGAGTCTATGGGAAAAGACCTTTCACGCTGGATGGGTGCTGTTTCAGATGTGGAAAATACTGAAAAATCTGCTAAAAGTGCGTCACCACTTAGAAAACTATTTAAAGGTCGAGAAATAGAGGCATCAGCTATAGAGGCTTTTACTGCAAAGAAAAAGCTAGAAGCACAGAGACAAGAACTTAAATCTTTTATTAATTTTCATTACGGAGCTAATTCTTGGAATGAAATTTTAAGGATGGAAGCGGAGATTAGAAAGAAACGAAAAGAAGAGATTTATGCCAAACAAGAATTGATGAGAAAAATTTGGGAATACATTGGGTGGTTTGTTTTATTCTGCACAGTTGTAGGTTTCATTATTTTTCTTGCATGGTTATACAAAGAAAAGAGAGGTTAATATGGATGGTGGAATGATACTAGATGCTTGGAATAATTTAGGATGGATCGATGGTATTTTATTTACTTTTTGGTTGTTTATCTTATATTATGGTAAATGTTGGATAGATGAGAGGTTTAAAAAATGATAAAATGGTTATTAAACGTATTTAAAGGGAATCATGGAGATTTGTCAAAGCACAGACTTCATACAACTAAGTACGAAGATTTATGTATGTAGGATGATATGTTACAGTTTTTAACACCAATAGCTAATTTAGCTGGCACATGGCTACAGAACAAAGTAGAAAAAACAAAAGCAGATGGTCAAGCAAAAGTTGCTGAAGCCAAAGCAAGAGCATCTGTTGCAGAAAAAGTTGCGGCAGGTAAAGTTAAATGGGAAGGCAAAATGGCAGATGCTACCAGTGAGAGCTGGAAAGACGAATTTGCTTTAGTTGTGTTACTTGCACCTGCGATATTAGTGTTTATTCCAGGTATGAGAGAGTATGTTAAAGAGGGATTTCAAGTATTGTCCACTTTACCAGACTGGTATCAATATCTTTTATACATTGCAATTTCTGCATCGTTTGGAATTAAAGGTGTTGGTCAAGCAGCTAAAATGTTAAGAAAGAAATGACACAAGATTTATTTAGACATTTAAGGATACATACAATGACTAAAAAAAATAAGGACCCAAAAGTTGGAACTGGAAAGAAGCCAAAAGGTTCTGGTAGACGTTTATATACGGATGAGAACCCTAAAGACACGGTTGGTATCAAGTTTGCTACAGAGGCGGATGCCAGAGCAACGGTTGCAAAAGTTAAAAGAGTTAATAAACCTTTTGCGAGAAAGATACAAATTCTTACAGTTGGTGAGCAAAGAGCAAAAGTAATGGGTAAAACAAAGGTGGCAAGTATTTTTAAAAAAGGAAAAGAAGCAATAAGGAGATCACATGGCAAGAATTAGACAGTTTGCAAAAGATATGGGTTTATCGTATAATAAAGCCAAGCGTTTAGTTAACAAAGGAAGAAAACTCAAAGATGGAGGATCTTCTGTATTGGAGAGCACTATGAACAAGGCAAAAATGGTAAAAGCTGAAAAGGGTAAAATCACAAAAATAGACCCCAAAGGCAAAAATCTTGACAGAGCGAAAATGGGTCAGTTTAATAACATAGCAAACGCCGCTCGTGAAGGAAAGATTAGTCCAACAGAAGCTCAAAGAAGAATACAAAAATTAATCCTAGCTAAACAAAAGGGTGGTGGTTTTGACGCAGAGTTTGAAGCATTACAAGCTCTAAACAAAGAGTTTGAAAAGGCAAGACAAAAGCCAGAAGCACTAAAACGTAAAGAAAGTTTACAAAAAGAAATTAAAAAAACAAAAGATAAGAGTACAAAATCTTTACTTACTAGAGAATTAAAAGCTGGTGGTAAAAAAGGAATTAACCGTAATTTGTTAAAGGATAAATTTTTAACAGACGCAGAGTTAAAGAAAAAGTATCCAGAAAGATATAAACCAGCACAACCATCTGGAAGAACTTATCCTTACCCAGGAGACAAGAATCCTGGAAAACCAACACAAAAACCTACTATGACAAGAGAAGAACAAATAGAGGCAATTAAACCTAAGAAAAGTAAAGGCCCTAGAGTGGGAGCAAATCCTAAAGATTTAACAATTAAAGGAGATCCAGGCCCTAAAGGAAAATTTTTAAAAAGGATGAATAAGGGTGGTGCAGCTTTTCCAGATTTAAGTGGTGATGGTAAAGTAACTAAAAAAGATATTCTCATTGGCAGAGGCGTAATTAAAAAGTCTCGTGGTGGTGGTATCGCTGTCCAAGGAACTGGATTTAAAGGTGTATATTAGTGGATGAAGATTTTAATGATGCCTTTGATGATGCTGGATTTGATGTAAGTCCAACACCAGAACCAGCTACGATAGGCATGGGAGATTACACTGAGGGTGAGGAAGACTATACTCAAAGAACTACCATACCAGGAACGAACATTACTGGTTTTGTAAGTCCTCAAAGTTATATGGAATATAGAGGAGCTACTGCTACTAATCCTTTTCCAGACTCTATTTTTTCAAGAATATTTGGTGCAGAGAATGTAGATTATACTGGTATACTTGGTGGTAAGGGTGTTCAAGATGTCAACAATTTACGTTATCGACAAGCTATGGGTATGGATTCTCAAAAAACTGGAATGCCTTATCAAATGGGAGACTTTTATTTAGGTCAACCAACTATGGAAGGAGTTGTAAGGGATACTCCACGAGGAGGTATCATGTCCATGATACCTGGTATAAGCACAGTTGCTAATCTGCTTGGAAGAAACAGAGGGTTACCAGAATCTTCAGAAGCTTACAGAAGAGCTGTGGCAGATGCAAATCAAAGAAGTGCAAACGTATCTAATTTTTTCCAACCTTTAACAGATTTAATTAGTGGAGGTATAGAGTCTTTACGGAGCCGTTTTACTGATCCAGAGCAAAAAGACACAGTAACAAACAGACCAATTGCAAGAGGAACAGAACTGGGCGACATGGTTATGACTAATGCCTTCATACCAGACTCTAGAATTGTAGTAGATGATTTTGCTAATCCTACTCGAACACTCAATACAAGAATTACTGATGATGGTGCTAATTTAAATACTGGTATAGCTAATGTTGCTCCAAACAAAGCAAATGAAGCAAACATGCAAGTGGCAGATGCTCTACAATTAATACAACCTGGAACTCTAGCCGATAGTATTGGCGTAAGAAATTTTGTGTCACAAAAATTAAATCCAGAACTAAAAGCCTATATAGATAGTCAACCATCTATTGATCAAAGAATGAGAGAATTAGAAAACGAGAGAAAGGAACGAGAACGGGATGAACAGTTTAGAGCAGAAGTTTTAAAATCTATACAGAACTCTAGTCGTAGTCAACCAAGATATGTTGCACAAGATCCTTTTAAACCTTTTGATAACAGTGGTACTTTTATACCTGTAGACTAATGAAAGTTACAGATTTTTTATATAATCCT